TGCATCGACCACTACTGGTTTGTACGAAGTAACCATCTCATGGCTGCACGGGTTTGACGGTGGTAGTCCGATCACTTACTATACCATTTCAATCAATAATAGTGAATACACGTATCAAGTGGCGCCTAAACCGTGCATAAACACATTCACGGCAACCATTCCATGCGGTCAACAAATATGGGTGACCGCAACTAACTGTGTGCCCTTAGAACAATACCCAATTATATCACCCCCACCGTTTTGCACCGAGCTGACTAGCGAAATAAGCAACACGGTGACGGTTGACTGCACCAACCCCGGTGAATTGCCCATTCCGGAAGTAATTATTGCGAATCATAGTGAAGAAGGAGTGGGGCTACTAATTGGATTTCCATCCGACTACTCCGCAGTTGATTCGGTGTCAATTTCAAACGGAGGGGTCACATACACTATTAGCGGTGCCCCGACAGTATCAGGATACTACGTGTTTTACGAGGATGCAGATCCTTCTCCCGGGTTTTGGCCAGACCTTGCAAATCCACCATACGCAAATGTGGTGCAAGTTCAACAGAACACAGGGTTGTGCAGTGGCATGGAGTCTGGAGCTCCCATCACATTTACGTACCATTTGTCCACATCACCGCTAGGTGTTTATAACACAGTTTTATATCAGCCTCCTCAATTGAATATCGCAAGTGGCTTTCAGTACAATGGAGGGTATGCTGTTGCTAGTCCGTTCGCATGGAATGAGACATGGGGTGTGCAAGTTGGAACTGGAACGCAAACATACACACAGTGGCAAAGTTCAGGTTCTCCTGGCATTTACAAATACCTGTATCCTTACACGTCTTGAACCACCATCAATTCCAACATACCCATTCCCACCTGGAACAGGAAAGTGGTGGTGGGCAGGAACCATCAACGCAAGCATATAAATCACTCAATCATTTAAAGTCATTTAAAATCATTTCACGAAATGAATTTAAAATCATACATAGGTATAAGTGTATCTCATTTCATCTAAAACCACATGACATCATCAACAATGCAATCCAAATCAACCATAGTCATCGAGAACTGGGTCAGTCCGCTTTCTGCTCTAACGCCCAGCCTGATCGTGCACAACCTGGAGCTGCAGGGCATCCAGTTGCCGCAGAGACTGACAATTGAGATTGACCGCGGGCACTATGACTGCACCGACACGAATTACGCCGTGATAACGGTGCAGACGGACGGACCCATTTTATTCATGAACTGCACTGTGCTGCCGCAGTCATTTTACTGCTCCTTCTTTTCGCAAAAGGCGGTGCAAGGCATGGACCTGGTCATTTTGCAACAACATTGGTTGGGCAACTGCTTTTTGCACATGGGCGAAACTGCCGCCCCGGTGTGTTCGTTCAGGCACGAATCCGGCTACGCGAAGACGTGGAAAAAAGTGGTACCACCCAAGGCACCTATCAAGGCTTACCATCTTCGTTCTCCAGCACCTTCTCCTCCTCTTTGTCGTTCTCGTCAAGACGAAGACGATGATGCCATGTCTGCAGTGTCGATAGACCCAGCTCCAAAAAACAAGCCAAACAAGTCAAAGTCCAAAGACAACATTCGAATCATTCAGCTGCAAAAAAAGAACCTGCTTCTAAGGACGGAGCTGGACATGTTGAAATCGGAATTCATGGACTTGAAGGCGGAGGTGGTTGCAATGAAGGAGGCGCTTGGAATCGTCAAGGAGGACCAAGTTGGATTGGCGCAACGGCACAAGGAGCAAGAAGCGGCAACCAAGCGAGCCAACCAGTGCATGCAGGACTGGACTAACAAGCAAGTCATAGAGCGTGTATGGATACTGGAGACGCAGCATGCGCAGCTTCGTTCGGAGCATTTGAAACAGAAGGAACAGCAACAGCAACAACAACAACAACAACAATGCAAGCCAAAACACAAGTTAGTCAACAAAAAAACAAAGAAAGAGATGAAACGATTGTCTGAGAGACTGGCCCAACTAGAAAATATTAACAACAACCACAACTACACCCAGCATTCATTCTGCAACAAATGCAACGACAATTGTATAACAAATCCATTTGATTTCAGAGAGATATATGATCATTATGACCAACATCACTACGACCAATGGAGCTGTGACCAATATCATTATGATGCAATCCATGCAACAAATGATACAACAACAACAACAATAAATGATGATTCATGCCCTTCTCTCGAGCTCATTGCGAATTATTACGCAGACGAACCGAATCCAAGCCCACCAGTTGAACAAGTTGAACAAGTTGCATCAAAGCCAACAAGCAACCCAAACGAAGAGGACAGCGACTTTGACGACGACGATTTCTTTGAAATCCAAGTGGAAGTGGTTCAAGAGGATGGCCCAAAGTAAGCTTTCAAGAACGCATTTGATATGAATGCATCCAAGTGTGGTTGCACTTTTCCATGATGTTTTTCAACATCATCTGTGTGAATGACGTTTGCGTATATTATACCGGTTCGTTTGTCAGTGTAAGTTGTATTTGATTTGGTCATACTGATAAATGTATTATTATAAAATGATACATTTATATTTCATTTTTCGCGCGTTTGCAAAAAAAATTGATGCAGCTAATTCCTAAAATCTCTCTAACCATCGAAACAAATCATTGCAAAATGACCAACCTGTCAACAAAGAATCCGCACGAGCGCGACAGTCGCATCACATTTGAGCCGGTGGAGCACAAGTACACCATTGACGCCGATCCTACTACGGCTTACACGTCGGTGACCACATGGGTCCACGGCCACTTCCGGGAGTTTGATTCGGACGACATTATCAAGCGCATGATGGCTTCGCGCAACTGGAAGCAGAGCCAATACTATGGCATGACCGCCGACCAAATCAAGGCGTCTTGGGATGCGAATCGGGATGCCGCCGCCGCTGCGGGAACCGCAATGCACTACAACATTGAGTGCTATTACAACGGGCTTCCCGTGCCGCCGGATGACGCTGAAGCCCCCGAATTCCGCTACTTCCTGCAGTTCCAAACCGAGCATGCGACCCATCTCAGGCCGTATCGCACGGAGTGGACCGTGTTTGACGAAGCCGTGCGCATTTCGGGTTCCATCGACATGGTGTACGAGAACCTGGACCCCGCAACCGGCGAGCCAGACGGCACGCTCAGCATTTACGACTGGAAGCGCTGCAAAGAAATCAAGAAGGTGCCGTTTGGCGCCAAGGATTACTCGCACACTCCCATCATAGCGCACATCCCGGACACGAACTATTGGCATTACTGCCTGCAGCTGAATACTTACAAAGCCATTTTACAGCGGTGCTATAGTAAGCGCGTGACGGACCTGTATCTGGTGTGCCTGCATCCTGACAATATGAACCGGTCTTATCAATGCATACAAGTAGTGGACCTGCAGTCGGAGGTGGCAGCCCTGTTTGAAGAACGCGAACGCAGTTTCAACAACCCCACAAAATAAAACAAGACAAACAAAGGAATTAAAGATTGCACAATGATGAAGTGGATGAATATGATGATAAATTTTTTGCCGAGTTCAATCCAATCCAAGATTCGATTTGGAACAAAACCCACCACAGTTGTGGCAACCGCTGCAGCAGCGGTGGCAGTATTTGTGTCAGCCAGAGTGGGATACAAAGCTTACAAAGCGTACAAAGCACACAAAGTGCTGATGTTGCAGCAAGAAGAAGCCCAAAAAAGAATCAAAGAACAGGAATCTGCATTTGAAAACAAGTACTTCAGTGAATACGACCAGCTGAAAGACGATCCCGAAGCGCCAATTCCGGCAGCGAAAAGCCATGTGCGAGAGACCACACCTCAAGGGGATGTCATCATGACGTATGATGCAGAACGGGCCACGTTTTGCTACTATTGCGACAAGCGCACGGTGCAGTTCAAGTATTTGGAACCCGTGGCGCGAAAATACGTCATTGAACACGGGTGCAAGCGGCTTTACATTGACATCCGAAAAGAGTTGATAAAAGCAAAGGAAGCCGCAAAAGCACCACCCCCCCCATCCCCAAAAAACACGCACACACAAGTGTTTGCCCAACTCAAAAAGTATTCCAATATCATCAGCAAAACAGGGAGCATGCATTCAGCTTCGCCGGCGTTGCCCACGATAAGTGAAGGAAAAGGCGCGTCAACCAATCCCAGTCCCACTTCCACTCCCATTGGGTTGAAAGAACAAGTCACCAAATACCTGTATTGTGGTCGTCTAGATGAGTTCAACCCCAATGAACAAGGACACGGCAGTGAAGCGCATGACTTCAATATCATTAAGCCGATTGACTACGCAAGTTATAAAAAGATGAATGACGCATAACCATGTGCATTACGGGACTGTCATTTTTTTTATCATTAGTATATATCCAATATTAATCATAAATTATTAATTATTAGTACTAACATGCCTCCAAAAAATAACAGATCACGTAAAAACAAACCACAAACACTACCAACAAATGCAGCACCAACAAATGCAGCACCAACAAATGCAGCACCAACAAATGCAGCACCTGCAGCACTTCCAGAAGCAGCACTAACCCAGGTTCAACAAGAACCAATCCAGGTTCAACCACCAACAAATGCAAATGCACCACCTGCAGCACCACCAGCAAATGCAGCACCACCAGCAAATGCAGCATCAACAATAAATGCACCACCAACAACAAACGTAGCACCAACAATAAATGCACCACCAGCAAACGCACCACCAACAACAAACGCACCACTAGCAACAAACGCAGAAACCCAGGTTCAACCAGAACAACCAAATGCAACGGCTACTGTGGCAACACAACCAGATCAACAACCAAATACAGCTGAAGTGGCAGCATTGCAAGAACAAGAAAAACAAGTGGCATCAGCCCCGCAACTAGATGAACCAAATCAATTTATGGAAGGAACAGCACCGCAACTTCAAGAAGAACAACAACAACAACAAGTGGCATCAGCACCGCCACTAGATGAACCAAATCAATTTATGGAAGGAACAGCACCGCCACTTCAAGAAGAACAACAACAACAACAACAACAAAGCCAAATACTAAAACCCATTCAAAAAACACCACCAACAGACTGCAACGTGTTCCCGTCATTGTTCGGCGCAGCAGACGAAGCATGCTACATAGAGCAGCCACTACCAGAAGTGCAGGAATTGATACGTCAAGTCTTGTATGAGCAAGCTTCTCAATTGAGTTCGCGAGTCATCATTGATGCTTTGATTGCAAGTGGAAACGAAGCGCTGGTGAAGGCCATCCTTGCAAAGTCATTGACACCACAACAAGCTGAATTGTTGAAGCAAGTGGCAAAAGACCCTCAGGTGGAAGCAGCAATGAATGAAGTCAAAGACCGTTTACTGCAAGGTGTTAACGCAAGTGTCGAAAACGTGAAAGAACAGGTGTTGCCTCAAGTGCAAAATGCTCTGGCTGATGCAGCGACAGGGACATTAAAAGTTGCGAATGATGTGATAGCCGACATTCCGTTTGTGGGTGATGTAATGGCTGCAGCAAAAGCAGTCACCACAGGATTGCAAACAGTTAAAAATGCAACCGAAATAAAAAATGAATTTAATAACGCAGTTCAACCAGTAAAAAAGGCAATGGGCGAAGTTGGCAAACTGACTGCTGCAGTTGGTGATGCAGCAACACGAGCCCAACAAGCCCAAGAAGCAGCAACAAGCGCTGTAGCCGGTGTTTCAACTACAGCGTCTGATGCAGCGTCTGGACTAGGAAAACAAGCGTCTGATGCAGCGTCTGATGCAGCGTCTGATGCAGCGTCTGTTGCAGCGTCTGAAGCAGCGTCTGGACTAGAAAGCCAACCACCCAAAAATGAAAATGAAAATGAAAACAAAAAAAAACAAGAAGGAGGCTCTAAAACGCGCCGTCGCATTCACAAACTGTCCCGACGAATCGAACGCACGCTGCGCCGCATCCAAAAAAAATACGGGCTGCAAGACAAGAACAGCTTTTTGCGACGCACTCTCAAACGACAATGAACCAACCATGAAAGCCAACAATGATTATGAAAAATATTATTTAGAGAGATAATGCATAAAACATACATATACACAAATACACAAATGCAGATATTCGTAAAGACTCTCACCGGAAAAACCATTACGCTCGAAATTGAGTCGACTGACACTATCGAAGCAGTGAAAACCAAGATTCAGGACAAGGAGGGCATTCCACCTGACCAACAACGTCTGATCTTCGCGGGCAAGCAGCTCGAAGACAGTCGCACGCTTGCCGACTACAACATCCAAAAGGAATCCACGCTGCATTTGGTGTTGCGCCTGCGTGGTGGCACTGTACTCAACGTTTTTTAGAGAGCCAGCGAAGAAACCCGTTGCTGCGAGCCAAGTCAAACGATGAGCCCAAGTGGTCGCGTGCAATATCGCATGTGCGCCGTTCAAACGGTGTGAGCTGTTGATAATACGCGTCCACCAATTCTAAATTCGATTCCGATTCCATTTTCTCTGTGCATTGATTTAAACGTCATAAATTTAAATCAATTTTTCAGATTTTCACTTAAAATTGAAGCAATGCAATCCATTATACAAAACACTCCATAAAGACACACACACACACACTCAATTGCAATGCTTCGTCAAATTGTCGCCGCAGCATCAGAAAACAAGGACCCCGTGCCGTGGCACGACTACTTCATGTCCATCGCCTTCCTGGCATCGATGCGCAGCCCGTGCACCCGGCTACGTGTAGGCTCCGTCATTGTCAGGGACCACCGCATCATTGCCATGGGCTACAACGGCTTTATCGCGGGTGCGCCGCACATCAGCCGCGTGCGCGACAGTCATGAGCAGGCCATCATTCACAGCGAAATCAACGCGGTGAGCGACTGCGCGCGCCGTGGCACCAGCCTGCAGGACGCCGCCATTTACATCACGCACTATCCCTGCATCAACTGCTTTCGGTCGTTGGCGGCGTGCGGCATCAAGCACATTCACTACTATCACGACTACAACAACGACCCATTAATCCCGACCCTGGCCAACGACGCTGGCATTGTAATTTTTCAACAACTCTCCCATAAGTGACTCCAATTCAATTACCTTTGCAAGTCTCATTTCATCGGTTATGGTGCTTTTCCTCTCCGGGGGCAAAGCATAAAAAAGTTCTTCCTCAAAATATTTTGCTAATCTTTTATGGTTCATATTTACAATTGGGATATACTCATGATGCTTATAACGTGGTTCATTTGCAATCAAGTACTGCACTTGCTTATCCAAAGAACTAACAAATGTATTAAACAATTCTTGCATTGATGGTTTATTTGCATTTGATTTTACTTTCGAGGCTGCTCGTAATTCTTCTTTTCGCAATTTTCGTTCAATTCGTGCCTTTGCTTTCCGTTCTTCCAGTTTAAGACGTTCCATTTCTTGCGCGAGTTCATCATTATCATCATCAACCACTGGGTGGGGTTTTGATGCTCTATAGTATTGTGCACATTCGTACGGGTCACAGCCAGCTTGAACACAGTGGTAATTGTCTTCATGCTTTGTTATATCTCCGCACTCTCCCCCTTTGCGCCTTCTTGTCATTCTTTTGGCCCTAGCCCTAGCCTTAACCCTAGTTCGGCGTTTTGAAACCGTTTTCCGTGGCATACAATGTGTATATATGTATTATATGTATTATATGTATACAATTAACCAACATTTTTTTTTATTTTTTGGCTACAATTTCATATGATGGCAACGCATGCCGGCACACAGGGCACTCCGCTCTCTCGGTTTCAAGCCACGTTTGAATGGCGTCCTTAAGAAACGCGTGCCCACAAGGCAACGTAAGCACAACATCCCCCTCTGCAAACCCGGACTGCGTTATGGGGCACATGCCGCCTCCGCCGCTGTTCACTGCCGACCGCAACAGCTCTTGCATGACGGACGGTTTAATGACGTATCGCACGGGAGACCGGTCATACAATGACGCATCCATGACATTTTGAACATCTCTTCTCAAAGTATTTGAATTGCGTTCCTGAAATTGAATGCGACTTCCTGTGCGATAGCACTGTGTCAACAGGCACAAGCAGTTCATCATTACTTGTAATAGTATTACTGTGTTTTGATATTTTATAAATTTATTTTCTAGAAGTTTAAATATCATCAATGTCGATGTAGTCTGCTTTGACCTTTTCAGGAGCACGTGTTGACACAGGCGCAACAGGTGCAGCAGCAGGCGCATCTGAGTCAGACGACGACGACTCCAACGATGGTTCTGCCTCAGAGTCCGGGTCCGATTCCGTGTCCGAGTCAGATGGCGGCATGTCATACACGCGTTGCTGCATTAATCCATCATCGTCATCGTCGTCATCGGCATCGTCATGAGAAGCGCTTTTGCGTTTGACAAGTGCATTGTATTTCATGGTCTCGCTGTCAACAAAATGTATATTGTTTCCGGTGCTGCTTCCCTCGTTTTTGCTTTCAACCACGGATTTAAAGCACGGCTCATTCTTCATGAGGCGGTCGCGTTCGCCATCGTTATACACTTCCAGCAAGTCGCACGTGTCTTGTTTGCTGGACCAGTCGCGCAAGCCCACCAGAACCCAAGACCCGGAATCCAGAATGTTGTCGCGCTTGCCGCGTCCCTTGAACTTGTTGCGAATGATGCACAGCTTGTTGCCGATGGTTCCGTCCAACAAATTAACATAGCACATCCCGTTCCCCAGCATTTTGCTGACAACTGCGTATTTCTCTGCAGCATCTGTTGCAACGCGCAGCTGCTTGGAACTGCCGCCCTTTGCAGCATTCACGTGCTTGCGTGCCAGTCCTTTGCCCTTGTTTCCTCCTGCGTCATTTTTAACCATTGGACCAAAAGTTTAGTGTCTGTGCGTTGGTTATAAAATAATGCGACACACTTTTTAAATGGGTTTGAAAATTATATTTTCTCTCCTTTAGACATAAACAACAAACACAAAAGACAACCAGACACGATGGCAAAGAAGCCCAACCGATGGATGGCCCACCTGGCCGAGGTTAGAAAGCGACACCCCGAAGTGAAGGACGTCGTCGAGCTTTCCAAATTGGCAAAAAAGACCTACAAGCCAGAGCAAAAAGGAGGGACCGCCTTGGGCGGTGATTTGAGTCCCAGCGACTTCAAGGCCGACCCCAATTTTCCAACCAGTGGCGGCGCTGCTCTTCAGGTAGAAGCAACTCAATACAGCACTGGCGGCGGCAAGAAGTCGCGCAAGTCCAAGGCCAAGTCGCACAAGAAGGCCAAGTCCCGCAAGTCCAAGTCCCGCAGCCACAAGCGCCGTCACTAAACACGTCATAGAGAGAAAATGACATCCCCATGCAACAACATGTAAATGAAATGCCATTTACATATTGTTCCTACGCAACTGTAGTGCTTAGTGCTTCTAAGCTAAGCACTGTAAGACAACGTTTTAACGGTTTTAACAAACGCATCCACGTTGAAATTTTGCACGATGTTGTCATATGTGTCCAGATTCTTGTTCATGTAAAACAAGTCGGTAAATAGTTGCTTGGTTTGGCTGACGGTTTTGCGCCGTTCAGGGTCGGGATGCACATTTACAAGCAGCAACTCCACGTATTGAATGATCAAGTTATTGTTTGTAAATCCTCCAGAATAAATGAAGTTTAGGATTTGCAGGTATGCAATGCTGAGAGAATAGTTGTCCCATGTGTCCCACCCTTTTATGAGCACATGACGCGCCTCGCTGCGCGGCACACCAATCAGCGATTCCCACTGTTCAGTGCACGCCTTCAAGTATCGAGCACGAAACCCTTTGGAAAAAATGCGCAGGACCTGATTCGCATTGACAAACGTTTCGCAAATTGACTCGAGTTCATCACGCGTTAAAGCACCAGACACCGACTCGTTCTGCAGAAAATTGATGACATGTGCTTCAAGCGGCCACACGTAGTATTGAGGACTGTACCTGTAAAAATACGTCGCCCAAAAATTTTGCTTGTCTGAGCGCTTAACTGGCACAGAAAGCCCAAAATCAATGATGATCGGAGTGTCTGTTTTCAAGTTAATGAGAATGTTTTCCAATTTGAGGTCGTAATGCACGACATCGTGTTCCACCAAGCGTCCAATGGACTCAATTAAATAACTGTACGTGTCAAAAATGCAGGAAATGATTTTCTTTTTATTTTCTCTCATGGTGCCGATATAATCGTAAAAATACAAGCTGTCAATGTACGGCATCTTCATAAGCATGAAGTTTTTCTTTGAACTTCCTTTTTTCTTGTCTTTGTTTTCTGCAACGATGTCGCATCCACGCAAGGCGAGAGGATTGTTGCGTTTCACTTTTCCCAACTGAACCCCACACGTCTCGATAACAGGCACAAAGTTCACAGCATAATTCAATATTTTTTTTACAATGTTTCCCACCTCGACCTCATTTTCAGCCACTTCATCATGCAGAACCAGTTTGGTTGCGTATTTCACATCTTTCAATGTTTTGCCGTTGCAGTCAATACCTGGGTGATACAAGCACCCGTATGCTCCTTGGTTAATCAACACAGCAGTATCAGCCATACTAAACCGCTAAACCAAAAAAATTCAACGAAATCCTGTGTTGTATTATCATAGCATTATTATTTACAATTTTGAAACGGATTCAATCAAGCAATCAAGGAAGCGCAAGCACCTTTGCCAACATGAAATACCGATTTTTGTATGTTTTTTTCAGTTTGTCGCTCACATCTTCGCCAGAGGACATGACTTCAGACAAACGGGCAACTTCGCTGTGGTAAGAAGCAATGTCTAGTTGGCAAAACTCGGCAAACCCTTTTGCCGGAGTGTAGTCGCATTGTCGCAAACCGCGCTCAATGTGTTCGTCCATTGCGGTTAAAAGCTCTCTTCCCAGCATGATGTATTTGCGAGACCTCTGGATTGCATCATTCTTGCATTCCGAATTCGCATTCGCCTTTTTTTCACGAAAGTAGTAGCGCCCGCTTTTGTAAAGCTTGTCTGCAACGTCTCCTTCGTATCCGAGACACTTTAAACGCGCAGCATCTGCATTCAATAGTGTGGCGATTTCGGCATTCGCCATCCACTCGGTCCATGCCTTCTTGTATGTTTTGCGGTCGTCATATTGATGCAGCTGGGCAAATGCGGTTAGATGCTCGACCAGCGCATCTGAAAACTCGAAACGCAGAACCCGAGTTCGCATTTGCATTCCCTGATCATCATAAGCCATATTGTTGTTGCAATTCATCATCATGAGATGTATTACAACCCTTGTTTTAGGATTCAATTTTTTCAATTTATTGGTTTAATTGTGGTTTGCACCATTTTTTTCAAATGTATCCTCTTTTCAATTCAAGTGTGTTTTGGTCGTTTCTTTTTTCATTTTCATACACATACTCGCCCACAAATCTGTAATCATCATGCTCATGCGGAATCGGAAAATCACGGCACATGCTTCCTTCTAGTTTGTGAAACGAGGCATGAACCATGCAGTTGTCTTTATACAGTGGGTAAATTGTGTGCTGAAGAAATTGTTGGTCATACGTATAGTTCAATTCTTGAACGAAAGAGTCAATTTTGTCCTTCCAAGTGATATCCGATTTTTTTACACCAAACATTCCCCCCTGAATGGGAGAACAATGCCACGGATGGTCTCGCATGATGTGCAGAAGTTTATCAGAATTCAACCATTCATCCACTGCCAATTTTTCTCTCAACAGTATTGCAGTATCAACATCTCTGGACATGTTCAATTCAACCTCGGGTTCATCTATTGCTTCAAACCGCCACATCATTGGTTTTATTTTTGATAAGTCTCCATTTTTGTATATGATTTTCACATTGTCAAATTCTCTCAACTGTGCAACTGTTTCTTCGGGCACGGTCTCCTGATGCACGTAAAACCAACATTGAAAGTCTGGATAAAATTCCTTTGCCAACTTGGCATTCCGGATGGAACCAACCTGATAAATTGGTTTATCACCCCACAAACTAAAAGATATAACTTTCATTTAAACATATGTTAATAACACATATACATATACATTTAAATTGCATTTTTGCAAATCAATGAAAACAACTTTGGCATTGTCCCCCAAAATCAAATTATATTGGATAGACTCAAAGGGGCATTATTCAATGAAGTCTATTGAAAAGTTTATCAATTATTTTTTTGATGGCATGAATCTGACAATAAAATGTGATACAGACACGCATGCTAATTGTGATGGAGTTATTTACGACATACAGGATGACTGTGTACTACCGTCTAAAAAATTAAACGTTATGGTGTGCGTTGAGAATTGCAGCTATTGGACTCATTACAAGCATTACAATAAATATGGAAACTACAGCAATGATAACGTGAAAATATATTTGTACAATCACATTGATAAGATTGAACTAACCGAAAAGTACATTGCTATACCAATCATTCATTTGCAAATGAATTATTTTCAGAAATTTTATAATGAAATAAAACCTTCATGCATGATTCCATTTGAACATAAAAAATTTTGTTTAATCGCCACTCGACTGAATTCCCATTTTAAAATCAAAATATTCAGCGCATTGATGACCATTCAACCCTGTGATTTTATACATGATTTCAAACCATTGATTGGAAACAAGTCTTGTTATCAAGACATTGATTTATTGAATTTGTTCAACCAATACAAATTTGTTTTTGTCAGTGAAAATAGCGTGTGCGATGGATATATAACAGAAAAGGTGTTCAACTGTTTTTTTTCCAGGTCAATTCCAATTTATTATGGTTCAATGAAGGTTGGACATTTTTTCAATCCGGGTGCAGTCATTCATGCAAATGGAGATGAATTCAACACCCGGTTGGATCGCATGGTGGAACAAGTCAAAACCATAAAGGATGATAAGAGACTATTTGAATCCTACACAAATTGCAAAATAATAAACGATTCATACGACAATGAACAGTACAAAGATAAAGTAAATGAATTCATAGATAATGTCATTAAGCCATAGATGAGCTGTATACGCACTCGAACATGAGCGCAAACGACCAGTCCATGTTGTTCAAGTCGAGAACGCGACCAAAGTCGTCCACTAGCGTGATGCGAATGCGCTGAATGTCCACGGGCCCAAAGTATTCGCGACTGTAAGTGAGCGATGTGCTGAGAGATTCGCCGCTGACAACGCCATACGCACCGGCCGAGTTGATCTGTTGCTTGATGTTCAGACGCGCAATGATGTTGGGTGCAATGGTGGACGAGCCATACGCGGATGCATAGTAGTTATTCACATTGTTGTTGTAATCGTCAATGCACAAGAACACGTATTGCGGGCCAGTAATCAAGCAAATACCTTCAGACACCGCCGACTGAGGAATGCCACCCACACCACCACTCAGTTCATAAATTGCGGTTCGATATCCGAGTTGCCATCCCAAAAACAAAGGCAGCGGCCGCAGATCGTCTTGAAAAGATGAATTTATGGTTTCGGATATAACGCTCGAATCTACGTTCCGGTTAATTGCAGCATGCACATTGAACACGATGCGCACTGACCCCAAGAACGGCGTGTGAACAGGAATCGTCGTGAATGTTGCTTTGATGTCTGCACAATTTGCCATGTTTAATCCTTCACCATTGGAAACATTAACGATCCAATAGTTGTTGGAAACGAGGCCGGCATCAGCGATGTTGCCCACACTGAACGTTTGCGTGTTTGTTCCATCAGTGATGGTCAACTTGGAATTCTGAAACGTGGACAAGTCAACGTTTCCAGGAGGAATCAAAGAATCATCAACAGAAAAATACAAGATGGTAGAAAAGACTTGGACTACATTATTCCACCAGACATTGCCACTTGGCACACCGGATGCCGTGGGAGGCCCTGTCGGCACAGGACGTGTAAACGTTGCTTCAACTGGCACATTGACTAGCATGTTTGGTCCTAGTCCGTTGTAAACGTCCACTTCCCAGTAAACTACCGGAGACCCAGAACCAGTTACAGCACTCACATCGAAGGTTTGTGTGTTGACTCCATCGGTGATGCTGAGTTTATTAGGATCAAACCCAGACAAATCCACTGGATTTCCATTAGCATCATTTGCAGAAAAATATATCTTGGTTGAAAATGACTGAATCGAATTGTTCCAGATAATTTGGCCATTTGGAAACGGACTAGGCGGGCTCGTTAGTGTCGGGTTCGTGAATGACACCTGAACCTGTGCACCGTTCGCAATGTTGAATCCTGTGCCATTAGAAACGGTGACGGTCCAGTAGTTGCCAGGACTAGTGCCAGTATCCGTAACACTTGACACGTGAAATGTTTGCGTATTTGTGCCATCAGTGATAGTCAATGTGGAATTGGCATATAGCGACAAGTCAATGGGATCACCACAAGAATCATTCGGAGAAAAATACAGCGTGGTTGCACATGCTTGAACTAGGTCATTCCAAATGATGGCGCCACTGCTAGGAAACGGACTAGGTGGGGTTGTTAGTGCCGGGTTCGTGAATGTTACTTGAATCGGTGCACCGTTCGCAATGTTGAATCCCACGCCGTCAGAAACGGTGACGGTCCAGTAGTTGCCAGGACTAGTGCCAGTGTCCGTAACACTTGACACGTGAAATGTTTGCGTATTTGTGCCATCAGTGATGCTCAATGTGGA